GCTTGAGCATAGCTCAGCGGCTCGCATTCGGGTTGCGTGGTGATGGAGTAATATGGCCTCATGGTTAGCGGCGGGCGGCGGTTTCTTTGGCTGGTTTCGCGGTGGCAGTTTCGATTGGTTCGGCGGCAAGAATTGCAGCGCCGTCGGCAATCAGAATCGCCGCGTCACGGTCTTCGATGTCATGCACGGAGCCTTGCTCCCGGTGGATGGCATTGACCGCAACGTCGCGGATGAATTTCAGCTTCTTCATGTCAGGAAAGGGATGGGGGAGGGGTATTGCTACCCCTCCCGGTTGGTGGTTATGCGCCGAGCGCGTCGAGCATTGCGGCAAACGATTTCGGACGGACAACGCCGCCGTCGTAGTAAACGCTTGCGACGAGCGTATAGAGCCCGCCGATAGCGTTGGTCTTGTCACGGACAAGTTCCAAGGAAACGCCACCCCAATACGCTTCGTAGAAGTCAGCGAAGTTTCCGAAGAAGATCGCGGACGCCACGGAGCTAGATCCCTTGGTGAGGGTGCGGGAAATGGCGTTGGTGAATGCCATGCGGTATCCGTTAACCATGCCTGCATCGTTGAGCAAGAAGTTGCCTTCAACGCCGGAGGATTGGCGCGGAGTCTCTTTCAGCTTCTTGCGGATTTGACCGTTGGAGGCGTAGGCGAGAGAGCCAAGGAGTGCGTTTTGCGCATCTACTTGCTCCTCAAGCCCGGTGAGGTGAGTCCAAACCGGGGCTGCACCGTTGGTGCCGCCTGCGACGCTACCGATGCCGCTGGTTCCGGCGATGCCGACAGGCTCGTTGGTGCCGCCGCCATGGAAGAATGCCTTCTCGCGGATTGCTCCCATTTGGGTCGTCAAATGCCCGCGAAGAATTGCTTCAATGGCGCTTGAGGATTGATTGAGGAGCTGCTCCGAAATGTCGATATAGGCGGGCAAACGCTTAGGCGACAGCGAGAGCATCGCGGTGGTTGGGCTCACTTCATCGGCGGCAGCGTTCTCCGCTTTCTTGGCGGGGGCGGTTCCGGCGATGATGCGAGGGATGTCCAAGTTGCCTTGGAGTCCTTCAAGGACGGTCGAACCAAGACCGCGAAGGATGGATGCGTTGAAGAAATCATCAAGCAATCCGGCCTTGTTGGTGGCAACGGTCATTCCGCCCTGGTCGCCCGTGGTGGAGGTGGTTCCGGTGGCGGTCATGTCGCGGCTTTCACGGCGGACCAGCATGCGCGGAAGTAGAATTCCGCCAGCTTGAACGCCAGCGGAACGAGCTTCACGCTCGCCCTCTTGGATCATTTCAGCTTCGATGCCGTCAAGCGAAGTCATGCCGCCCTTCGCGCTGCGATGCAGGTGAGTCAGCACCTTTGCGAAGTCGAAGGAACGAACGTCCTTTTGTTCTTGGCGGCTGAGTTGTGGCATGCTTGCGGACATGGCGGCAAGACTGCGAGCCTCGGCAGCGATGGAAACGGCGATGTTTTCTGCCTCGTCGTGGAAGGCATTAACCCGGCTAGCCTCATCACCAGTCAGCTCGCGCTTTTCGGTGGTGGCAGTTTCGATGATGGAGGCCGCTTCTTTGAGCTTTGCCCCGCGCTTTTCGTTCAATTCTTTGATACGGTTCATGGTGTCTGTTTGTTAGGCGGGCTGTTGGTTGACCCCAAAACGAGCGGCCCAAACGCTGCGGAGGGGTGTTGGAGATGGTTCTTGCGGTTGCGGTTTGGTGATTGCTTCCAAGCTGCGGAGTGCCACGGTTGCGTCTGGGTATGCTGGGTAGGTGACGGGCGAAACGTCGTAGAGTCTGGCAACTTTGGTGATCGTTCGCTTGGCTAGCGGGCGGCCAGCGGCTTGGTCGGGTTCCTCCCACTTGTCCTCTTCGACGGTGAAGGAGAATGATGATTGATCAATGTCGCCACGGCGGAGGCTTTCCATTAAGTCGCGGCCAGCTTGCGTATCCGGTGCGTCAAACTCATAATAGAGTCCGGTTTCATCCACGTTGATCGTGAGGGTTCCGCTGCCGTTCTTGCTGCGGGCTAGAATGAAGTTTGGATCGTGGTTGAGTAGTGCGCGAACGTCGTCATTCAGCACGTTGTCAAATGCGCCTGGAGCGATTACTTCATGGAATCCACCAAGGTTTTCGGATTCGCGGTTGAACACGCTGGCATAACCGCGAACCTTGGGTTTCTCGTTCTCGCCATCGGCGCGAAGCTCGACTTGCCCGGCGATTACGCGAGTCTCACGGTCTGGTAAATTTGGTTTCATGCTTCTGCGGCCACGATTAAGATTCGGACGGATGCGGTGTCAGCCTTTGCGTAGACGGTGCCGCTTGATGGTGGGATGATAGTTGATTTGCCGGGGAGGAGTTTCAGCTTGAAGACGGTCAATCCAGAGTCGCCGCCAATCTCAACGAAGTTGGTCGAGTCGAGGTTTTGAATGAAAACTTGTGCGGGGGCTCCGGTGATTTCACCGAATGAAACAACCTCAGAAGTGGTTCCGATCACTTGCGTTGCCTGGATCATGTCATCACCTGCCATGTCCTGCGTCATGGATGCGGACGCGGCGATTTTCGCGCCGTTCTTGGAGGCGGCGAAGTTGATCGAGAGTTGAATTTCGCGGGCCATTTTATGCGGGTGCTGTCACGGGTTGCGGGTTCATCGTGTAACTATCGCCGCCATCTTCCGGCGCGATAAGCGGCTCGTTTTCTTTGCGGCGAATGTCGTTTGGAGACATGGCGCCGGCGTTGCGCATGGCGAGGTAGAACGCGGCGCGTGCTTCAAGCGCGACGTTGGCAAGTTGATCGCGGTCAAAGCGGAAATATAGGCCTTTGCGTTGCTCGTTCGTGGTGAGTAAAGTCATTGCTAGGCTTTGCTCCCAGTTTTGAAGATGGGCATCCAAGGAGAAGTTGAGGAATCCGAGAGTCTGCTGTTCAATCCCGGTTCCCCATGTGGTTGACGCGGTCGAGTCACCAATCATGAACGGGGGGATTCCGTAATGACGGGCAATCTCTTGAATCTCAAATCGGCGTTGACCCAAGAACTCGGCATCCACCATGGACATTCCGTTGGTTTGCTGGAATTTCAGCGAACCGTTAAGGATTGGTGTCCGGTTGAGGCTCCCCCCGGTCGTGTTGCGGTCCCATTCCTCGCGGATGTCCCGCACTTGATCGGGTTTGAGCGTGGTTTCGCTGGTCAGGATGCCGGGGAATCGCGCCCCGTTTTTCATGAGCTTTCCAGCGGCTTCCGTTTGGGTGAGCGATGTTCCAATCGACTCGCGCAAGAGTCGTATGGGGGAAAGACCGATGTATCCATCCCGCGAAAATCCAAAAACGTGAATCAAATCATATCGGGTCAGCGGTTGTGACTCACCTGCGACTTGGTAAACGACGAATTGCTCGCCGTTGGATCGCTTCATAAGTTGCGGGGTAACATCCGCAGGCGCAACCCATTGAATTGAGCGCGGGTCGCCAAATTGATCGCGGAAAACGCGAGCGTAACCGTTGCCGCCGAGTCCTTTTCCGGTTTCCATGAGACGGCGAAGCTCAAAACTTGTGTGCATTTCCGATGGGAAACGCCCAATCAATCGAGCGCCAGGGTGATCCTCAATCTCAACCGGTCCTTTGGTGGTGTCCCGGTAAAGGTAAATCGGGAGCTTGGCGATCATGTTCGCCAGAATGTTGACACATGCGAAAACCGCAGAAACATTCAAAGCTGTGTTCTCGTTCACGGTCGCGCCAGAACTGGCGGGCGACATGATCAGGGAATGAAACGCCGTCTTGAAATCGCCGTTCGTGGTGGCGATTGCGCGTTTCTCCGGCACGGTTGCCAGCGGAAGACGCACGACGGGACCGTCATCGAGGGCCAATGACCTCCCCAAACGACGATCCCGTGCGGCATGAAGTATGTTTCGCAACATTCTTGAGGCAATCCTTAGCGGATTACCCAAGATAGTCAAGAAAAGATTTTAGGCGCGAAAAACCCACCGCGAAACATCCGCTTGGGATGGCTCGTGGTGGGTTGGGTGTCCCCTCGTCCGGTTGCTAACCGTTTCGACTTACGGCTGGTTACGGTGCAGGCTCGCCAGCGGGGAAAATGGCTCCTCACCGGGTCTTCCACCCGTCCGGCTTAGACGGCACGGCGCGTTTAGCAGTAAGGAATTTGGTGGGCGGGCTAGCTGCCCCACCGCGTTTCTCGCAGTAGGCACGCCCGGTGGAGGGTTAGCGCGGGGCGGGCGGGTTGTCAAAGGAAAAACCCCACCGCCGGGTTAGGGTGGTGGGGTTGGTGTGTCGAGTGGGCTTACTTGCTCCAGCCGGTGGCGTTACGCTCTTTCGCTGCTTTATCCACAAGGAACTTGATCGGGATTGGATTCCTTGATCTGTGATTGTAGATTGCCTCAATGCACACGATCATTTGATCGCTGTTTGAGGTCTTTTGAAGCATTCCTATATTCTCTCGAAGTCTTGTCCTAAATGTTTGTGAGGAGAACTCATCGCACAAAATGCACCTGCTAATGGCAGCAATGAAGGTTCGAGTTGTCACCACGTTGGAGAACTTCCTGAACTCTTCGATGATTGATGCAACCTCGTCAATGACAAGCATTGATTTGATTTTGAAGGTCCCGTCCTTCAGTGAAGATTGAGTGTTTCCGCTTGCAGCTCCATTATTGATCATCATCGAAGATGCCATCACGTAAGGGATGTTATACTTCTCCTTGTATTCGATGAGCTTCAGGAAGTTCTCGTTTCCACGATGTGCCCAAAGCCTCACGTAGTCGTCGCCAATCCAACGCTTCACCACTGCGTTGACATCGGTCATGGTGTCTTGGCATGATTCATCCTCAATGACAACGTGTGGCTCAATCCCAAGCGTGAACGCGGCCTCAAGTCTGTGGTGTCCATCAACAATCACCAGCTTGTTGCCCTTGCGGTAGCATTGAATCGGCTTGGATGGCCTGAAGCCATGCTTGCGCATGCTGGCAATCAGTTTGAGGACGTGCCCCTTGTCAATGGCGCGTTGCTCGTGATTGTGGATGAAGTCATCTTTTGTGTATGGTTTCTTTTTCATTGGTTTGTTCTATTTCTTGTTTTCGATTCTGCCCTTGCAGTAGCTTATCATTTCTTCGAGAGCCTGAACGCGCTCTGTGTCATCATGGGAGATTTTGTCCATGTGGTTTTTTGCAACGTAGAAGATTCCCATCCCGTGTGAGAATTTCAGCGATTGCGTTTTGATTGGTGGTGATGGCGGATCGGGTTGCTTTTTGACGGTTTGATGCGCTTTGTTGATTGAGATTTCACCCTTGGAAAGCGCCTGCTTGATTTCCGGCGCGGCGGATTTTTCGATCTGCTTCACCTTGTCCACGGTGTCTCGGGATACCCCGGCGAGCTTGGCGATTTCCTCGCGGGTTTCGATGGGTGTGATAGGTTTAGCAGAATTCTGCGGAACCTTTCCGATTCCATGTTCTTTGCCGCTTTGCTCTTTGTTCGCCTTCGCCCGCGCCGCAATCGTTTCCTCCAATCGCAAAGCCAACTTCGTCCGCTGGTATGCCGACAAGTTCCGCCGCCCGAATTGGTTGCAGATGATCCATTCAATGACGCATGAGCGGTCGGCAAATTCCTTGGCCACGGTTTGAAACTTGATCCCATGGCGGGTGCAAATCTCGAATCGATTATGCCCGTCGATCAATGTTCCCTGCCATGTGACAAGCGGATCTCGGCAGCCATCGGCAAGCACGTTTGATTCAAGCTGTGCGTATTCCTCATCCATTAGTGGCGGGATGAGCGCCTTAAATTCAGGGTCTATGTTTGGTTTCATTGGTCTTTCTTGTTGATGTATCTGGAAACAATCACCCCCCGCGAGACGCCCGCTTTCTCAGCCAGCGCATCCAAGCGGAACCAGTCTTCAAGCGACATACACACGGTGCCGCTGGTAATTTTTTCTCGCGGCGGAACTGTCCGCCTGCCCGGTTTGTTTTTCATACGCGGGGAGTCCTACCGCGTGGCGTGGAATACGTCAACTATTTATTTAAAAACAAACCAACGGCCCAGCCGGGGAATCGTCCTTCATCATTGCGCGGCCTAGCGCCATGATCGTTCCGACCACGGGGTCGATTTTGTTGCGAACGTCGTCCTTGCGTGGGAATACATTTTCATTTGGATCAGGCCGAGCCGTTACGTTACCCATTGCCCATTCAAGGATTGGGTCGCCATTATGCTCTATCCGCCCGCAACGAATCAAAGCGTCGAGTTCCTTCATGGGTTCACTCATCACTCTGGTTTTCAACTCAAACAAAATGATCGGCGCGCCTTCATCGGTCAACTCCTTCAAAACCTGCCAGCCGTTCCATGGGTCGGCGGGAATTTCTAGCACGTTATATTCCCGGCAAAGTGTCATGATGTGATCCTTCATCGGACCATAGTCCACCACGGTTTCGCCGGATGTTTCGAGATGCCCGCCAATGTGCCAATTCCTGTAATGTTGGTTTTCTGGCAAGTCTATGGTTTCTTCCGGTAGGAAATACTTACCAAACACGGCATAGCGTTTTTCCGGCA